ATCACCCAACACGATGGATTCAATGATGCGATAGGCAATCGGTACTTGGTAGGGGAAGAGGCTCACATTACAGAACTCTTCCGTAAACACGATTAGTTTCATGACCAACTGGTCAACAAACTCTGCTGATGTTTCGTCCAGTTCTTCCTGCGGATAGTCACCAACGTCGTCTTGTGCGCCGGATTCTTCAACATCTGATAGGTCTGTCATAAGAGTAAGTATAAATGAAAATGCCCCCTTGTGGGGGCATTTTCTATAATATAGAAATCGTGTGTTACCCGCAGGGCTAACGCTTCGTCCATCCTACGGCACGATGAAGTACCTCTAGTTGTCTCTAGAATTTACTTCATTTAAGATCGCATTAAGTGTTTCCACTGCACGAGTGGCCTCCTTGTGGCTGTGTCCGTGGTAGCGCCAGTTGTCAAACGCAACGCACAGGTAGACTAGCGATTGCTCTCCCCATGATGCAAGTTCCGCATTACTCATCTTCTCAATGCGTGCGATCTTGGGTAGGTCTTTCTCTTTTTCCTTCTTGCGCTTCAGTCCCATGAACGAATGTCCTCCGCCTTGTGCTCAAGGAACCGGCCTTTGAGGGCGTGAAGGAGGCCGTCATTGTCCGAGAACTCAGCCGGTCGGATACAGAAGCCAATCTGGAAGATGTGACGCGGAAACCGAATCTGAATCCCCTTACCGATGCGCCACGGGTATGAGGTTTGGCGCATGAATCCGAGGCCAATCAACGGGGTGTTTGTGGGCACCAGATCACGGGTAATCCAATAGATCGGTCCCACGGCCTGCACGGTGTTCATGGTGTCCTTGAAGATCGCAAACCCCAACAGAGACGCAATAATCGCGGCAGGAATAGCCATTGCGTCCCAATTAATGATGCCGATGCCAAACCAAACAACCGATGCCAGCCACGCTGACATCACCAAAAATGACTTCATGTTGTGATCCTTCTGTTAGACGGGCCAAGAAGACTTAGTGTAGCCAAACGGCTCAAGGATGCGACGGACACCCTGACCCTTAGAGGTGAACTCGCGGTAACTACGATACACATGCAATGGCATGGGGCCGTATTTGTACACACCGCTGGTGACACCGGCGCGGTTACGGAACATCACGTAGGTGTACCCGAGGATGTTGTAATCCACGCCCAACTGTGAGCGGTCTAGGCGCCCACTACTGGCTTCCTTGAATTGCTCACCAAGGCGTTCCATCCCCTCTTCCATGCTCTGCTCGTATTCACCGCCCTGCTCAATCTCAGCCAGTTCGTCACGGCTAAGTGTGGGGACAAATACATGGGCTACAACGCAGGTGCTGAGCCCGGGCCCTTGGTAATACTGGTCGGTTGGTGAGACCCAATAAACCTCAAAGTCAGCGCCACTGGGGATAAGGGCATTTGCCCCCCGCGGGTACAACCGCGACGGGGGGAGACGCCTACCAGTGGTTTGGTCAACCTTACCTTGCGACCTTTGATCCGTGGTCTCTAGTTCCCGCATACGGGCACGCAAGTCCCCGATAGCGAGACCAAGGCCGCGCTTTTTGCTGGCCATGGGTCAACGAACCCCATTCTTGAGTAGATAACCGAGCGCCACAAAGCAAAGCGACAGGGTAAGGGCGAGAATCATCCGAACATTGCCTTCCATGTGGCCGGGCCCACCACTCCGTCGTAAGTGAGACCCTTGGACTTCTGCCAGTTGCGAACCAATTCGTAAGTCTTGGCGCCAAAGTCTCCATCGGGCTTGGCGCCCACGATGGCCTGCACCAACTTGACGGCATCACCCTTGGAACCCTGCTTGACAGGTGTGCCGGGGTACTCAAACTTTAGTACCGGGGCCGACGCAGGCGCCGGTGCGGGAGCCGGAGCCGGGGCGGGTGCGGGTGCGCCGCCAAGACTGGTGAAAGCCTGCTCGTAGAAGGCCGGGTTGTCAGCGTGGTCGGGGGCAATCTCAACGTGGAACCAATCGCCACCGGGGGCTGAGCCGATGGACGGCTTCTTATACACCGTCCACACGGAACGGTCACAACGCCAGCCGCGTCCGTGCGGGGCAGGCCAATAGTCGTGGATTTCTTCAACGAGGAACAGTTCAGCGTTGGCCACCCAAAAGTCAACAACTTGGCAAGCGGTCGCGTAATCACCGAAACCCTTGTTGCCGGTCTTGCGCCACGACAGGTCGGCGGCGCGGCCGGTTCCATGCACCGAGGGGCGGGGGGTGGCAAGGTTGGGGTTCTTCATGTTGCGAACCGACCATGTGCCGTTGTTCCATACGCCCTTGTTGAAATGCGCGATTGTCAATTCAACAAACTTTTCCAAACCAGCACGCTTACCGCTGGCGTTCCCATCAAATCCGGTGTACTTACGGCCCATATATCCTCCTAAAGACTTGGTTGCCTATAGGTTAGCAGACCAAAAGCGTTAGCAGTTTTAGGCTGAGCCGCCGTTAGTTCCCGAAGTTGTTTTAATCCAGAATACGTTAGAAAACTGGTCGTCGTCGCTTGCTACGACAATGACCTCCCCCGGGTCGGGCACAGCCCAAATACCATTAGCCGCTGACCGTCCTACGTACGACAACGGTACAGAACTGTCTTGGCCCATAACTTGAGGTATAGAGACGTAAATCTCTCCTGTGGTGCTGTTGGCTGAGGTAACCAGTGCTCTGTAGACCTTACCACCGGGATTAAACATAGGGCTCTCCTAGATGCGCTGACTAGTGGTTACGTGGACGATGGGGTATCTGGGAAGATAACAACTTCGGAGGGCACCCACGTTTCAGGAAAGTTACGTAAAGATTCCCGATAGGTAGCCCATGCCTGCTTATCCACCGGGGCATCCGCAACCTGTGTCCAGTCACAAGCAACTAGGAGTTTGTCGCGCTGAACGCGCATACGTTCCCACAACCATACCTCAGGTATTTCTTCTGCGTCGTAGACACCACGTAGGAACACTTCCATTATGCCGCCTCATACAGGATATGGCCACTGATGACATCGCCGTTAGCGAGCGCAATTGACTGAAAGTAGGTGTTCCCGCCGTCTAACATCATCGCGGCTTGTGTGGTTGAGTACGCAAAGGCGTGCCCACAATAATGCGTATTAGTGCTGGCATCGTAAACGTGCATAGTGCCAAAATTAGAGTATATGGCACTACCTTGTGCCGTTTGCGGGATATTAATACGGATAGCGTTATTAATGGTGCCAGTGCCGGTAATATAAAAAGCGTATTCCCAATTTATTAATTTACCGATCTGCTGGTACCTACTGACATATGTTGCGTATGTAACTGTTCCTAGTTGCGTTATGGTTGTGGTGTAATTGGTCCAACCAAAACTAGAGCCTCGTGCGCTAGTGAACGAGACAAGTTCGCCAGTGTTGTTTGGTAATGTGAGAGTCTGGTCAGCGGTCAATGTGGTGGGGCGTAGTGTGACTTCATAAGAAGCAGTGCCCCCCGTACGCCCGGCCAAGGCCACACCGTCTTGCGAGGACGCCGCCCGGACTGTTGCTGTGCCAGCCACATTTAAAGACGTAAGAGTTCCGACGCTAGTTAGCGACGATGAGACGACGTTGGCGGGAAGGGTGGTACCCGTAATTTCAGATGCGTCAGTAGCGTAAAGCAATGCTGACCACGCCGTTGAACCATTTCCGATTTTAAACTTGCCGGTATCGGTTTCAAATCCGTGCTCGCCTGAGGCAAGGATGGGGTTAACTGAAGCCCAGTTGGCGGCAGTGTCGCTACGTACTTGGATTAGGTCGTTACGAGGCATTACACCCAACCCTCAGTCATTCGTGTCTTTTGCGGGCTTAGCCGCCAAGGTGGCCTCAAGCATGGCAATGCGTACTGCCTGCTGGGCAATTGTATTTGACAGACTCTCCACGATCTTGTTGATGTCAATCGGGTTGTCAGTATTGGGGGTCTTCGTAGTCATGGTGCTCCTCAGGGTTTGTGATGACTGTATCAGGCTCACCCCACGGTTCGGGGGTGTTGCCTTCTTCTAGCCATGCTAAGTACTGCTGGTAGTCGGGATTGGCTTCGTCCATTGGGATTTGTGCCCCGTCCTCACGACGCAAGACTGTGGTTTCTGCGCCTTCAGGGTTTGTGAGTGTGTGTAAATAGTGCTTCATCAGAACTCCGCGTTACAGACCCAATGAGCGTTTATTTGAACGGCGACATAGGCCGCACCAGTTTCAACGTAGCCACGGAAACTTTGTTCCGTCTGTAGGTCTACGGTTAATCCTGCGGAAGTATTACTGGCACCACTTCTATAATACTCCCATACACCGCTGTTTCCAAAACCATTGTATCCAGTAACTGTGTAGGCAGTGTATCGTTTGGGCACTAAGAACCTAACTACCAGTTGTGCAGTATTGGAACCGGCTGTAGTTCCAAAAAACAACATAAGGCCAGCCGCGGTGTTTGTTCCCGGTGCGGTTGCAAGAGCATACGATTTTTCGTAGTACCGCTGACACATTGCCAACTCTGTCTGGATCGGCCTCTGCTCAAACGGTGTTGCCACCGACCCACGCTCAACCTGCACACCCCAGAAGTCAATCGTTGCATTCTGGGTGCCAATGCTATTTAGCCGCGCATTGAAGGTGCTACCCGCCGAAACCCATAGGTTGCAGTTTAGGCTACTGGTGTTTGCTGTCGTGCCAAACGTCTTGCCGTTGACGTTAGGGACGGTCATAGTCACCGAATAGCGGGTCCATGATGTAGAAAGTGTTACTTGACCGCCGAGTGTATTGACATCTGCCGATGGGCTACCACCAGTTCCAAATACCTGTGCTAGTTCAACAGCAACTTTTGGTGTTCCCGAAGCCGCTTTAGCCCAAAATGAAATCGTGACTGTGCTGTTGGCAAATGTTCTAGCGTCTTCAATTGGCTGTTGAAGAACAGAATAATCTCCAGATGACGACTGACCACCTGTCACAAGTCGGACAAAATTGGGAGACTCATAGCCTGTGGCGGCAGGTGAACCAACCGTAAACTGTTGGCTGGACATGGCGACCGTACCACCGGTGTGGAATACTCGCCAACGGTCGTAACCGTAGGTTGCACTTGTTGAAGACGATGACCACGCCCGCTGGTTGATGCGGAAGTCACCATTGATGATCGCGTTGCGAAAGCCGGTGTATGGGGTTAGATAGTCATTACCGAGGCGGAGTTCATCGGCCTTAAGAGATATCTGAAGAGAGTTCCACGGTGTGCTTCCGTTGCCAATCTTGTATCTGCCGGTGTCAGTCTCTAGCCCAATTTCCCCAGAGGCAAGAGTAGGGTTGACTGAGGTCCAGTTAGCGGCGGTGTCCCGCCGTACTTGAATTAATGCATTACGAGCCATTATTCAGTTCCTTCTTCTATTGGCAACTCAAAGTATGCCCGTGCTTCTTCTTCGGTATTAAACCAATACCATCCGTCAATAGGGTAGGTGTATTGATCATGAGTTTCTTTATATAGAGAGTATTCTGCATGAAGCACGAAATTGGGACCGTAAAGTAGGTCACCGTCAACTTTATAGAATCCTGGGCTCATCCTGTTACCGTCCATCCTTTAGCAGTAGCGATAGCCGGGTTGTCTGTTGCGACTCCCCAGTTACCTGTTACTGTCAATGTTTGTGATGTTACTGTTGGTAGTGCTGTATAATATGCGTTTAATGCTGTTGCGCTCATTTTGAGGCTGCCGATTGAGTGGGTAAATTTCATGTTTATTGCAG